GTACATGAAGATCTAAAAAAGTTATCCACAGGGTGCGAAGGATCTTCGCACCCATTTGACAAACGAAAAAACTTCGTGCTATGAAAAATCACGGTCGAGATAGAGACCGCAACTTGATGGAGATTGACATGACCGCTTCCAACACCACCGCCGCCGTCGAAGTGTTCCTCGCCGCCAAAGCGCAGGCCGATCAGGCCGAGGCCGTCCTCAAGGCCGCAAAGGCCGACGTGGTCGCCATCGTCGGCGGCTACGGCTTCCTCGAAGGCGAGACCGCCGACCTCGATGTCGCCGTCCAGTCCCGGGCCTCAATCAACGAGAAGCTCCTCCTGCAGTTCCTGACGCAGGCCCAGATCGACGCCTGCAAGGTCGAGGGCGCCGCCTACCCCGTCGTCCGCATCAAGGCCAAGAAGGCCCGCAAGGCCGCCTAATCATCAACTAGGGGGACGAGTTCCCCCACTCACACCGGAGAACGACATGAAAAAGCTCATCGACGCCTACCGCGCCAACCCCATCATCGCCAACGCCATGCGGATCGTGATCTACTCGAAGCGCCACCCGATGGCCGCGTGCATGCTGGCGCAGGAAGACATCGCGCTGCTCGACAAGGCACGCAACCAACTCAAGCCGGTGGCCGAGAAGCTCGCCGCAGTCGTGCAGGGGGAGGCCTTCTGATGCCCCACCCCGTCCACACCTCCCGCCGCCAGCGAGATGGCGTCTACGAGATCTACTACTTCGACCGCCTAGTCGGATGGGTCAGCCAAGGCTCCATGAGGGCCTCCGGCAGGCCAATCTGGCGAGCCCTGTCCACGCAGGGCGACTTGCGCCACGCCCACTCCTTGGCCTCCGCACGGGCCGCAATACTGGAATTTACGAGATGAGCCCCGCAACCTTCAAGCAGACGATGGACAGCCTCGAACTCACCACCGCCGACGTGGCCCTGATGATGGGCGTCACCCAGCGCAGCGTCCAACATTGGCTGGCCGGTACGTCGCCCGTCCCGCAGCCCTGCGCGCTGATCCTGCAGGGGATCTACGATGGCCTGCTCACGATAGAGTGGGTCGGGGACAAGCTGGTGCTCGAATTGCAGATCAACTGACGCGCGAGGGGGCGCCGTCAGTTGTGGGGGCCGGGGGCACGTACTGCGTCCCCCGGCCCCCTTCCGTTTCAAAAGGGCAGGGGGTCGTCAATCGGCGCCTTGCTGTCCGGTATCGCGTCCAGCGGATCCCGGGGCGGACCCGAGACCCTCTCGACCTGACACCCGGGGAAGCTGGCCTTGACCGCCGCCAGCCCGGGATAGTTAGCCAGAAGCCTACCTATCTCTGACATTGTGTAGACTTCGACATGCCTGCCCTGCGCCGCCACCAGACGCAGGTCCAGATCGTTTTTAACGACCGCCACGACCGTCCCGTCGGGTGTCACGGCCTCCCACACCTCGGGCGCCAACAAATGGGCTCCAGCGACCTCCGCAGCCCTGTCCAGAGCCCTCCACGCCGACAGCATGCGCCCGGCCTCCGCCTTCACGTCCTGCAGATTGCCGTGCCAGATCGCGCAGTTGAGCTTGTACCGCTGCCGGTCGAACTTCTCGCGCAGCTCCCTGCCCACGAGCAGCCGCAGCCGGTCGCGGCCCCACTTCTCCTCCATCGCCACCGCGACCATGTCCACGTCGTCGAGGTGCTCCCGCCCGGCGATATACATGCCGGGCGTCTCCTGCCACTCCGGGAAGCCCCTCTCAGTCGTCGGCATGCCAAAGTGCGTCCGCGTGCCCTTGGGCCACGCCTTGGACTTGTATGGGGCCTTAGACATCGGAGAACTCCCTCCCGAGGCGCAGGCCGCTGACCCGCCTGTGCCTGTCCGTCATCACGAACTCAATCACGCCCTGATTGATCATGGCGTTGACGTAAATCTTGGCCTCCAGCTCGCTGATTTTGAACTCATCCGCCACCATGCCCACGATATACCTGCCCAGCTTGGCCGTCTGGGGCTTATGCGACAGGGGCGCCATGTCCCCGCCGCGCTCCTCGATCTTTTCGATCACGAAGTTATTGATCCGGGGCGGGACCACCGTCTCCGCCGCCTCAATCTGATCGGCGGGCAGCGGGCCACCGCGCCCATTCACATGGGCCGCCACCCAGTCCCACATGGACGGGTAGAACCGCTGCAGGAGGAACCCGTCCTTGGTCTTCGCCCGGTGCTCATTGCTCAACCCGAGGCGCCAAACGTTCTTGATCGCTGGCCTGTCAAGGTACAGCTTGAGGCTCGTCCACTCGCCGTCCGAGTAAGACTGGCACTCGACCAGCCTCCAGTCGCCCTCCGCCGCCAGCTCGACCTCATCGACGTTCAACTTCAACGTCCGGCCGCCCACCCTCGCCTTCTGACCTTCCATATCAACCCCCACTGTTAGCTGAACTTAAATAATATTAACCACTCATCAGCCTGTCAACTCACCACCCACCGCCTCCCCTTAACTTGCGGGGGAGGCCCGGAGCGACAGCGCAGGGCCGATCCCGCGCCACTCCGCACTATCAATCCCCGGTCGAGAACGAAGGCGCGGAGCGACCTTCGAGACCCTCCATTGCTTCCTGCTGAAGTCATCCTCCCGCCGTGCGGGGGGATTATTACTAAGGTAATATCACCAAGACTTCAGCAAGAACTGCGGAGGTTGACCGGAGGTTAGCGGAGGTTGGTCAGTTTTTCCCGGATTTCTGGGCTTTTCAACCTCCGCTATCCTCCGCGTCACTCCCACGCCCGCTTGACGTCGTCAACATGAACGTCGCGGTAGTATTTGACGCTCTCCGGCATCAGACGCATGAAGTCCTCAGTGTGGTGCCAGACCAATTTGTAGCCCTCTGGGGAAACCAAAGACCAGCGTTGGATGACGAGGCGGGGTATCCACAGCCCCCTCATCAGGCGGGCCTTCCAGCGGCGCTTGGAGACTGGTTTGATGCGCTTCATAAGAAACCCTCCGGGAGGATCATGCGGTTGTTGATGCCCTTGCCGGTGATTTGCGCGAAGTCAGGGGTGAAACTGTGATGCAGGCGGAAGGCTTCCGGCTGATGATGCGTGAACATCCGCATGGCACTCTCATCCGCGCGGCTCTCAATGGCCGCCGTCTGCAGGCCGTCCATGAACATGAGGCTCGTGGCGTGGCCAAGGCGACGATAGAAATCTTCGTTTACAAAAGCAAAGGGATCTCCAGCCGCCTCCATGATCTTGGTCTCAACCCACTCACCATTGACGACCGAGATGCCACGGACGACCATAAATGGCTCAAACGGGATGACCTTCACGGGCATCAAGTTCTGGGCGCTGACGATGGCTGGCGCCGCAAACAGAGACGCCATGCCGGTGAGAAAGCCCCTGCGTGATGATGTTAAGCTCATGCTATTTATCCTCCAATGCTTTGCGGCATATGTTTGCGATACAAGTGTTGCCCCAATTATCCGCCACGCGGGCGGCTTCCCGCAGCGCGGCTCTCAACTTTTCAATTTGCGGATCAAGGGTAGAGAAGCGCCGCTCGTCCGCCACCATCTTGTGGAGGGCAGTGGAGACCTTGGCCTCCACCTCCTCGCTGATCTCCGCCGGGATCACTTCACGCGGCGTCATCGTTCTCGTCCTGCGCCAGCGCATCAAGAATGATGCGGTCGATTTCAGGGCTGAAGCGGTCGCGCCGGTTGTTGACGCGAGCCACCTCAATCAGGGCCTGCCTCAACCTCTTGATTTTGTCGGCGGCCCGCACCTTGAAGGGCGTCGGGCCACTCTTGAGTTGCAGGCCTTGAGTTGCGAGAAAGTCCTCCAGCTCCTTCAGCGCCAAGCGCCCAAAGCCGGGGACGCGCAGCCACTCGTGGCCAGCAAGTTCAACAACATCCCCGAGCGTATCCATGTTCTCCGCCATCAGGCAGTTCCACAGACGCGACGAAATTTTGAACCGGATGTCTCTGACTTCAATATCCAACGCGCTCATTGGACGCCCCCTTCGTTCATGTCTTCGATCTTGCGGGCAGTGTCGATGATTTCCTGCACGCTGGCGGTGAAGGTGCGCAGGTTCTTTTCGAAGTTCACCTCATCACTCGTCATGTTGATAGCCTCGGCCACGAGGAATGCGAGGCTGGTCATGATGACGGGGCCACCCTTGCCCTTCATGATGATCCGCATGCGGTGGATGGTTTTTTCGCACTCGTGTGCGACGCGCTCGGTGTCAAATTCCATGATGTTCCCCTCTAGTCGATTGATCCAATTACCTTGAGGCCTTGCATCTTCGTGCTCTTGTCCGCGACCTCGTAGGACAAGACTTGGTTGGACAGCCACGTGTCCACCATCATTTCGGCCACCTTCTCGGGGAGGTCGAATTGCTGGGAAATGATCGCCGGGGCGTAGCGCCCCTGCTTGCGCGTCTGCGAGTAGCTCGACAGGGGCTTGCCATTGAACCACGCAGTCCTGATGACATTCAGGATCTGCTGGCACTTGGCCTTGTCGGGCCAGACGGCGGACGCCTGCTTCTGCTCCCGGCTGAGTTTGGCGTAGAGACTGCCCTTGCCGGTCATGTCATTCAGAACCACCTTCTTCAGCTCGAACGGCATGCGCCACCCGTCCTCGGCCGACTTGATCTTCTTGGCGTGGATCTCGCCGACTGTCTCGCCCTCCTCGCGCTCGATCGCGTAGAGGAAGTCCGCCGCGCCGTCGAAGACGGTCGAGCCCCGCAGGTTGCCCTGACGTGAGGTATGGTGGACGCCCACCACCGTCGTCTTGAACGTCTGCCGGACGGCGTCGCAGGCGCCGATGAAGAGCGTCATGTCCTTCTGGAGGTTCTCGTCGGCGCCCGGCAGCACGCGGCTGACGGTGTCGACGAAGACGGCCACCGGCGCGCCCGAGATCGTGGAGATGTGGCCCACGGTATTGATCAGGCGCGTGACGTCGCCCGCCGCCATGAAGTTCATGGTCTCGTGGATCAGGAAAAAGGGCACGTTGTTGTGGCTGATCCCGTTTTCCTTCTTCCAAGCGTGGATCCGATACTTCATGTCGCCCACGCCCTCGGAGGAGATGTAGACCACCGGCCCGTGCTTCAGGATCTTCTTGCCAAACCACTCGGGCAGGCCCGAGGCGATCGAGAGGGCCTTCCCCAGCTCGATGAAGGACTTGCCGCACCCGGGCGGCCCGTAGGTCAGGCCAAAGCCCATCTCGACCATCACGTCCTCGATGATGTAGGTCGGGTCAGGGAGGGCGTCGATGCCGTCGAGGTCGAGGAAGGCGAAGACGCCGTCCGGCCTCTTGATCTCGGCCTTGATCTCGCCAGTCTCGGGGTCGAAGAAGTACGTCTTGGTCTCGGGCTCCGGCCCGGCCCTATCGTCGAAAGGGCGGCCGGGCTTCTCCACCGCCGCGTGCTGCGCGACCTTGCCGTCCCACTGCTCCAGCGCGTTCTCCCACTTGGACCTGAACATCGAGATGCCCCGGTCTTCGCGCTCCAGCAGGTCGGCGTTCGAGACGCCGGGCGCGTTGAGGCGCGTCTTCACCTTCCGCTCGTAGGTGGCGAAGGTCTCCAGCAGGAACTTCTCCGACAGCGGCCCGAGGTCGCCGGGGCACTCCCGCTTGAGGTCAACGACCGCGCCCCACACCATCTTGGCCATGTAGTCCTCGCGGCCGTCGACGATGCTGCCGAACGGGTCGACCGCCTGCGCGGGTGACGCAGTTTTTTCGCGCTCCCCTGTTACAGGGTTTACGCCAGATCCGCCCCCGTGCTGGACTGAAAGTTGCATAATTTGGTCGCACAGCCAGCGCGGCGCCTCGGCGAACTCTATTTCCCACGGCTCCTTGCCGGGCTTCCACCGGTAGGGCTGGCCGCTCTGGTGCATGGACGGGGGCATCATCGCGAAGCCGCCTTGGCCCCGGATGTCCACGCCGATGCTGGTCTTGCAGGTGGGAGGGGTCCAGCCCGCTGGCGCCCTGAAGAAGAGCTGCACGCCCCCGCCGCCAGTCTCCTGCTCGACCGTTTCCAGCTCACCGGCGGATTGTTTCATGTGGAACATATCGTCCCACCACGCCTGCGCCCGGACGTCCTTGTGCAGGTCGAGGTCCACGACGAAGATCCCGCCCGAGCAGGCGCCCGCGATCAGGCCCATGTTGTTGCGGCGGGCGTGCTCACCGTTCTCCCCGTACCAACGCTCGAAGGTCAGGTCGGGCGCGAGTTCGTGCTCCAGCGCCCGCCACTTGGGCAGGGCGGGCCTCTTCCACTGGGTCTTATTCTCCCGGTGGCTCATGGCCGGGACAACCTGCATCCCGACGCTGCGGTACATGCGAGCCCACTCTGAGGGCTCCGCGAAGTCTGGGTCAAAGGATTGCATAGCGGTCATTTTCATCTCTGTCTCAAATTTCGTTTAGATCTTCATTGAATTTTGCGTGAGGTCCATTTCACCGATTTCCTCAAGGTAGCCACGAAGGTTCTTCGTGCGCGCCGGATGCCTGAGCTTCCGAAGGGCGTCAGCCTCAATTTTGCGGATGTTCTCTCTGGTGCATTTGTGTGAGGCGGCAATATCCTCAAGCGTATGCTCGGCCTCGCCATTAAGGCCAAACCGCTTGATGATTATGTCCCTCTCGCGTTCCGTAAGGTCGTCAACAGCATTGTTAAGGGCGCTGCTGATCTCCTTTGCAAGGAAAGCGTTTTCAGGAGAAGCCGCCAAGCTGCGGAGTGAATGAGAAATCTGCTGAACATCAATGGCATCGCCCAGAAGCGTCGCCTTTGTTTTACGCATTGGAATACGCAAGTGAGCAGCCGGAAAAATGTCTTCAACAGAGCAATGCAAAGCATCTACGATCTGCGCGACATACCTTTTGTAAAAACCATCGACGCCAATAGGAGCCCCCTTTAGCGAGCAATATCTCGCCAGAGTTCCGTAGGGGACGCCGGTTTTCTGAGAGAAATCCAACACGCTATCATACCCGCAGGCCTCAATCCTGCTGAGGAGAAGGTTGTTCCTAACTTTGATCTCAATACGATAATCTTTCATCTCATCCCCCTCAACGTGTTGCGGCGTACCAAGCCATGCAGGCGGCGTCTGCGCGGCCGTCATCTTTCTTGCGGGCGAACAGGCCCGCGTAGTTGGGGAACAGTTCGCAGGCGCGCTGCCGGGCGCCGTCCTTGCCGCCCCGGACGCCCGCCGCCTTCTGCCACGCCTGCGGGGTCACGATGGAGACGGCGAGGTGCTCGGCCGCCAGCACGCCCTCGATGACGCCGACGCTGCGGCCGAAGCTGAAGACGCTGGTGACGCCCTGACCGGGCATCGCGCCGACGCGCTCAAGGACAACCGCCGACACATTCTGAGACAGGGACAAGACGGCGGCGACGCCGTGGGGGCTGACCTCACGCTTTACTTTGCCGTTGCGCTGCACCTCGAAGATGGGCATGTCCACGACGGATAGATGGCCCTTCTCGACGTCGAGGAAGGCGATGGCCCCGCTCAGGCCCGGGTCGATGCCAATGTAAATCACGCGGCCTTCCTCTCATCCAATGCAGTGAAGTGAGCCCAGTTAATCACGCCGCAGGTGACGGTGACGATGCTGGGGCGCCACCGGTGCGGCACGCTCTGGCGCTGCCTCCACTTCGCCCGGGCCTGCCTGCTGACGCCGAGGCTCTCGGCCGCCCGCAGGATCAAGTCCCACTCGTAGTCAGTCTTCTTCATCGTGTACCTCCCAAAAAAAATAGTAGGCGGCCTCGATCAGGTCTACGGCCCAGACGGCCCCAATCGTGGAGGCGACCATGATTGCAATCCAGCACAACACCGAAGCGACGACTACAGCCATGACTGCCCCCAAGTGATTTGCGCAGGCTGGGACATTTTGTCCTCGAAGTCAACCGTGGGGAAAAGACAAAATGTCTCTTGACGGCAAAAACCAAATCAGCCTACCCTTACACACGTTCGAAATTGAGGGGCATTATGAAAAACCCGTTCGAGGTCCACGACCTCCACCACCTGTCACCGTCCGCCTGCAATCTGTTCACCAACAGCCCCGCCATGTTCGTGCTCGAAAAGTGCATGAAGAAGCGGTCGCCCGTCGGCGCAGCGGCGCACCGTGGCACCGCCGTCGAGGCGGGGATTGTCGAGGGCCTGCTGAATGGGTCCGACGACGCCACCTGCATCGCGGTCGCCCGCAAGAGCTTCGACGCCGCGACGGCCCTGTCCGGCGACAGCCGCGTCGAGAAGGAGAGCAACGCCCTCGGCGAAATGGTCAAGATGGGCCTGTCTGAGCTTCGGCCCTACGGCAAGCCCACCTCGACGCAGGGGAAAATCGAGTACAAGATCGATGGCCTCTTGGTGCCGATGATCGGCTTTTATGACTTAGAGTGGGAAAATCATGGCATCCTCACAGACATCAAGACTACGCACGCACTTCCCTCGAAGATCTCCACCAGCCACGCGCGGCAGGTTGCTCTCTATGTCGCTGCCCGGGGCAGTAATCTCGATGCGCGTCTCACATATGTTACCCCCAAGAAGGTGGCGACTTATCATCTGGAGAACGTGGCGCAGCATGTCATGGCTCTTGAGAAGATTGCGCTGACGATCCAGCGTTTCCTGTCGATTTCGAGCGACCCCGCCGAGCTGGCGTCGATCGTCGTCCCCGAAGTTGACAGCTTTTATTTTGCAGACCCCTTGGCCCGCAAGGCCGCGTTCGACGTGTGGGGCCTGTAGTCGTCTGGGCGGTAGTTTAGAGAAAACGCCGGGTCATCCGGGGACGTGGGATCTGCCCCCACCCGCCCAACCAGTTCTGCCCAAGTGGGCGAAGGCGAGCGTCTGGCCAGACAGGCGCGCAATGGAGAAGTAAAATGGCACTTGGTTTTTCTATCGGCGGCTCCGGCGAGGGCGGCAACTTCCTACCGATCGTGAAGTTTGACGCCCGCGCGGGCCGCATCTTCCGCGTCGACCGCGAGGACGGCGTCTCGAACCAGATCGACATCACGCGCAACTTCAAGGGCGTCTTTGACTTCGAAAACCTCGAAGTCGGCTGGATCTCCTTCAACGCCGGGTCGGCGCCCGACTTCCAGATGGTCCCGCTGGGCAGCTCGATGGGCGACCGCCCGTCCGAGAACCACAAGCGCGGCATCCGCATGGCGGTAAAGCTTGGCGGCGAGTGCGGCGGCGACTGCCGCGAACTTGCTGGCACGTCGGCGGCCATGATGAAGGGCATCGACGCACTGCACAACGACTACCTCGCGGGCGCCTCCGATAATCCCGGCAAGCTCCCCGTCGTGGTGCTCGAAGACACCGTCCCGATCGAGAGCGGGTCGGGGACGAAGAAGTCAACAAACTATCAGCCCATCTTCAAGATCGCTGGTTGGGTAAAGCGTCCCAGCGATTTGAACGATGCCTCTGCGCGTGGCCCCAAGGCCGCCCCAGAGGTTCCTAACTGGGCCTCCGGCCCGGCGCAGTCTAAGTCACCCCCGTCCACCGGATCCACGCGCGCGGCCCCTCCCAAGGCCAAGACGGTGGCGCCGGAGGACGAGGAGGACTTCGGCTAATTGAAACGGGGCGGGCTCCGGCTCGCCCCACCACAACTGGAGAATGCAGTGAAGTTCCTCTTAACCATGAACATGCCGTCCCGGAATAATCCCATTCACCAGATCATCTGCGACCACCCGTCTAAAAGTCTCAACGACTTCTGCCGCACTCTGGAGACCACAGAGTTCACCATCGTCGAGGAGTTTTACAAAAATGACCGGGGCGCCTTTGGCCCCGATCCCTACTACTCTCGCGGCATGACCGCCGTGAATTACCGCTACGTCGGCAAGATCAAGATCTTGGCCGACGCGAGTGAGGTCAACTTCAGAAGGAATGATTGACATGGACCACGCAGAAATATTGACGGAGGCGATCAAGATCCTCCGGGACAGAGACCAGCAGTACGGGAACATTCACGACGTCACCGCCAGAGCCTGTGAGATATTCGAGTTGATCACGGGCATGACGATGACGTCGTATCAGGCCAACATGTTCCTGCACTGCGTGAAGCTGGCCCGCATCAAGGGCTCGCCCGGCAAGCCGGACCACTACATCGACGGCGTCAACTACCTCGCCTTCGCGGGCGAGTTCGCGCCGCAGAAATCAGCCAGCGAGGGGGTGACGCTGGCCGAGCAGAATATCATCAACCACCTCACCAGCGAGTTGAACAATCAGGAGACGAATTGATGTCATTTGGAAAAGGTGAACTCACACACGACGAGAAGCTCAAGGCGGCGCACGCCTACTTGATCAACGGCGTCCCGCAGCACCACATCGCAGCGATGTACAGTGTGAACCCCGGCCGCGTCAGCGAGGCCGTCACGCTCGTATCGAAGGCCCTCGGCTTCCCCGAGCGCCGCATGCGCAAGGTGATCACCAACGGCATGAAGGAGAAAGCCCACCTCCTTGAGGCGCCGAGCCAAGACCTGTGGGAAGACGAGACAGAGTTCAAGTAGTCTCAATTTGGTACGGCGTCCGCGTGCCCGCGTTAATGAAATGGCGACATCTTTGCTTCAGTGTGGGGATGTCGCCACCATTGATATGGAAATCGGACATGAAAACGATCCAGACCAAGCTCCGCCGCATTGAGACGTACGTCGACCCCCGCTACCCCGTGAAGCGGGAGATCCTGATCAATCCAGACGGGATCGAGGCGGCCGACTATATCGACAACTTCCACCGGCACATGGGATACATCATCTCGCTCGCGCTTGAGCATATCGAAGACGAGGGCGTCCACGCGCAGATCACGCGCCACGGCTACGCAGCATTGAAGGGAGTTAAGTGATGGAAATTGAGTTCAAGGTAGTGGGGGCTCTCATGCTCCTAATCGTCGTCAACATCATCATAGGGTGGGGGTTCTGATGGTTGACGACCTTGTGAAGCGGCTGCGCGAATATAGGATTGGTTGCGGAATACACTGCTCAGCGTATGACGCACGAGAGCCATTAGATGAGTGCATTGAAGCCGCCGACCGCATTGAGCAGTTGGAGGCAGCGTTGGTTAAGGTAGCAGAAGGATATGAAATTGAATGGTCAAAGAGTTCTGTGATCAACGTGCTCAACATTGCGCAGATATTGTCTGAACGCATCGTAATCGCCCGCAAAGCACTGGAGGGGAAAGATGAATGATCGTTATATGGTTATCAGCCCAGACACTCTTGAAGCGATGCGCCGTGCTGGACATGCCGCTAAGTTAGAAGCCCGCATCGAGAAGCTGGAGGCGGCGCTGCGGAAAATAGCGTCTCTGGGTTTTTGGGATGGCGATAGGGCGGCAGGCATCGCCCGCCAAGCACTGGAGAAGTCAAATGAAGACGCTTGAAGAATTACACGCCCACTACCGCGCGGTGCGTCAGAGACTTGACAGCCCGCCAGTCAAAAAACCGACGCTGAAGCTTGTTACTCACCTTGACCCAGTGGCGGCCCCCGAACCTGAGCCCGTTCCTGCCCCTGTCCCGGCGCCCGTTCCCGCCCCGTTCCAGATGCCTGCAACTCCGGCGCGGACAATTTTGAACGAGGTGGCGGAGAAGTATGGGATGACGGTGCAGGCCGTGCAGAGCGCGTGCCGCAAGAAGAACTTCGTGGCCGCCCGTCAGGAGGCGTCTTACCGCATGAGCAACGAGTTGAAGTTCACCCTGAACCAGATCGGCAAGCTCGTCGGCGGCCGCGACCACACGACCGTCCTGCACGCGATCAGGAGGCACCAAAAAAATCTCGCCCTCGGCGGGGAGCCTTGGGCGAGCAAGTTGTGCGTTACGGACGCCTGCGACAAAGGGACGATAACACAGGCGCTGGAACATAATGTCTGATGACGCTCAATCATGCAAGGGGGATCCCGGGCAGCTTCAACAGCTCCCGGGCCTGACGATTATGGAGCTGCGGATTTTCTCGTGCCGCTTCATCATTGGCTCCGACGAAGTCGTCGGGGCCATTTTTTGTGGGCACCGGGCGGCACGTACACCCTACTGCCCCGAGCACCGGGCGCTGTGCTACAGGGGCGCTCCGAGCCTCTCGGGGCTTATGAAATTCGAATGAAGAGCGTCGCATTATTTGGAAGCCCTGATGGGCTATTTCCGTTGTCAGCGTAGCCCATACACTGCCAAGTTCCGCTAGGGCTTCCACCACCAATCTCCACACTTGTTGAAGAATAATATAAATTTGCTCCAGAAATTTGATCCCCCGGATATACGTAAGCCCCATGTGGTGACCCAGATCCCAGCCAAGTTAAAAGGGCATACGTCCCCACTTCCCCAACGGAGGTGACGAGGGAAATGGTCCCGCTCGACGTGATCGTGCCGCCGGTGAGGCCGATGCCCGTCCCGACTGCGGTCACGGTCCCGCCGCTCGACGCTCCGGCCGCCGTCGTTTGAACTGTCCCGTCGGGGAACTGGAAGCCCCCGGAGGTCGAGTGAATGAGGTTTGACGCCGTAACGTAGCGGCAAGAAAGGTCGCCGTCTCCCATGACGACGTTGCCGCCGTAGGTGGAGACATTGCCAGCCCCATCGACGCGATACTTCACGCCCGTAGCATTATACGCCCCAAAAAAATCGAAATTGTAGACGGCGGAGCCGACGCTCGCGATGTAACAAGAGGCGTCATGGGCGCCATTAGACAGGACTGCAGTGATAGAATTTATTACTGCAGATGAGTTTACATTTAACTTAGTGCTAGATGTATAAGTCGTCCCAATGCCCACATTCCCGGACGTATCAATCCTCATCGCCTCAACTGAATTTGTGCGAAGGAGTAGCGGGTGGGCCGTATTTGACCCAATGTAGACGGCGAGGTTGTTATTGAAAAATGTGCCCGAAACCTCAGACCCGCTTGTTTGGACCGATACCGCGCCACCAGTCGTGCTGTTGGGGCCGATAATATTGAGCCACTTATAGGTGGTGTCTGTGGTCGGTGAAGATCCGACGCCGAGGTTGCCCTGCGAATTGAAGACGAGACCGGACGAGGCCCCCAACACGCCAGCGTTGTTGAACTGCACCTGCCGGTCTGATCCAGCGGCGGCGACTGGCGAGTTATTGGTGGGCCGGACGTTGGTTCCGTCGGAGTAGACCTGCGTCAGGTAGCCCTGCTGGACGTAGACATATGACCCGCCGCCCGCGCTGGCGATGGCCACGGTGAATGCGCCGGTAGTGTTGTTGAAGATGGTCCAGACACCGCCGACCCCAGAGGGGATTGAGTAGGTGACATTGGCCGTCAGGGTCGCGACGCCCGAGATAGATGTGCCGACGACCAAGATGGGGGCCTGATACTGGGACGTTGTGAGCGTGACCGTGCCGGATGCGCCCGTGGGATTGAGCACCTGCGCGCCGCCTAGCGCGCGGTCGATGATGTCCCAGTCGGTGTTGATTGGCCCGGACCACCCAGTCGCATTCGTCGAGTAGTCGTTGTAGGCGGGCTTCTCAATGGCCTTGTTGGTGGTGTAGGCGCTAGTCATCGGTGGACCCTCAAATGTGTTGGCTGGCGACTTCCAGAGCCCGAGTGACAGTGCTGTCGTCCTCGTTCAGGAGGTCTTTGGTGCTCTGCGTGACGCGCTTTTTGGCTGACTTGGACAATGCCATGAGGTTCACCGGGCCGCCAGTGGCGCGGCCTATGCGGCCCCCAGAGCGTTCCTCGGGCGCCAGACGCTCCTGCTGTTGCTTCTGCCCAGCAATCGAGCCAGTGAGGGCCTGCTGCTTGACGGCGAGGGACTTCACGAGGTTGCGCACGGCGTCCTGATTGATGCGCCCCTTGGCGTCGATGCCGCGCTGTAGCATGGCCTGACCGACCTCGGGGTTCAGGAGACCCTCGTGCAGCAGGTCGTTGATGTTGTTGACGCCACGCTCGCGGGCAGCGTTGAAGAGAGACTTTGCGCCCGCCGTGCCCGCCGCCGTGCCCGCAGAGACAGGCTCGCCCGCCAAGGCGTTGCGCAGGAACTCGTACCAGATGAGGAGGTCGGTCCCCACCGGGGCCTTCTGGCCCTCGGGCCGGAGCTGCTCGGCGAATTTCTGCTTCGTGAACGTGGGGGATCCCACGGTCTTCTGGCTCGAAAAAGCGTCCTGAGCGCGCTCAAAGTTCGCCGCCAGTTGGCGCATTGTGTTGACGCCGTCGGCGCCGTAGAGGGCCGTCAGGGCGTCCGTGTTCTTGTCCAAGAACTTAGTCAGTTTGGGGCCGGACATGATGTTCTCGCCGCCCTCGATGCCAGCGTTGGAGAAGGCGCGCTGCATATAGTCGACGCCCGCAGCGCGCAGGCCGTTGAGCACCTGCGGGTCACGGCCCGCCGCGTCGAGAACCTGATTGATGCCCGTGGGGCCGGAGTTGATTAGGGATCCGACCCGGGGCGCGACTTCGTCCGGGGAGGTGATCCCGAGGAACTTCTGGGCCGGCCCCTGCAGGGCCTGAGAGATGCGCCTGTTGCCGGAGCTTTGGACGTCTTCGAGCGCCGCCGTCGCCGCCGCCGCATTGTCGAAGCGGGACGAGAAGCCCGGCGACACTTCATCAATGGCGCGCAGGGCGTTGGCGTGCTGGTTGCGCCAAGCGTTCAAGACGCCGGGCGTCAGGGTGTCTGACCGTCCCATGCGCTCGCGCAGGCGCATCGTGGCGGCGTCCTCAAGGGCCGAGACTGCCGCCGGGTCGCCATTCGCCGCGCGCAGGAAGGCCTGCGCGTTGGTGTAGCCAGCGTCGCCCGCCGAGAATGCCACCTTCGGGATGCCAGACGCGGGCATTTTGAACTGGTTGCTGAAGCCCAAGTTCTCCAAGATGCGCGCGACCGGACCCTGCCCGTATGTCTGCATCTGCGTCGCGTGAGCCGCCTTCGCCGCCGCATACTGCGCTGCAACCTCTGGCGTCATCGTGGGTGCCTGCGGAGCAGTGGGGGCAGGTGGTGGGGCCTGCGTCCCGTACTTACGCGCCATGAAGGCGTCGGCCTCCCGCTGCAGGCGGGACGCCATCGTGTCCTGCGGCTGCATCTGCCCTTGGTCGACGAGGGACTGCTCATAGGCCGCCTGATGGTCGGCCGAGTTATTCATCACGTCGCGGATGGACGTCTTCAACTGCGAGAGGCGCGAAATTGTTGCGGGGTCGCCCTCGGGCGAACGCTTGTTTCGGCTGACCTCGTTGGTGATGCGTTTTTCCAAGTCGTGTAGGTCGGAAAAGTTTTCGATGTCGCCAGTCTGCGC